ATCAAAGTAATACTGCGTCTTTGGTGGTGGCAACTATAAATACAACAGGAGAAATACTATGTTGTGTGAATTTTGCAAACAAAACCCGGTTCCTGAAAAAAAATCCCGAAGACCTTTACGCTTCTGTTCCAGAACATGCGCCTCTCGACATAGTTGCCTGGCACGAAAGAAAACCAATTTAGAAAAATACGGAGTTGAGAATGTCAGTCAATCTACTGAAATTCTATCTCGTCGTGAAAATAACTATTTGACAAAATGGGGCCATAAGAATCCCAGTCAATGTGCTGATTTTTTGAATCAAGTTCGTGAAAAACAGAAAAAGACCTGTTTGGAAAAATACGGAGTTGAACATAGTTCCAAATCACCATTGATTCAGGAAAAAATTAAAAATTCATGGCATAGGTATCAGGGTAATCATCCCTGGTCTGACCCGGCGGTGCGTGAACAACGACGAATATCTTTGGTGGAAAACTATGGTGTTGAACATCCCATATTGAATGAAGAAATCAAAGAAAAAATCAAAAATACCAATTTAGAAAAATGGGGTTTTGAAAACGCTGCAAAATCTCCAGAAGTAAGATTGAAGATTTCACAAACCAATTCTACTCCAGAAATAAACAGCAAGCAACAAAAAACTTCTTGGGAGAGATACGGAGTCAAGCACTTTAACCAACGTCATATCCAAGCAGAACTGGAAATGTTGAACACACCTGAGTGGCTGAGTGAACAGGTTGCTCGGTTGGGTTTTGTAGGCGTGTCTGTGTTACTGAATGTATCCATTGATACTGTTCGCAAATATTCCAATCTGTATCAGATTACACCTCCGTCGAAATCTTCTTTTGAGACTGAAATTCTTCATTTGATACAGGAACATTATACTGAAGAAATCATTACCAATCAACGTTTGTGGAACAATAAAGAAATTGATATCTTTATTCCCAAACTCAAACTGGCTTTTGAATGCAATGGATCATATTGGCACAGTGAGATCAATGGTAGGCCCAGGAATTATCATCTGGAAAAAACTTTGATTGCCAATGACAATGGTGTTCATCTGATTCACGTATGGGAACATGATTGGCGTTTCAAACAGGAAATTACTAGATCAAGAATTTTGTCCTTGTTGGGATTGAATGAGAAAATACCTGCAAGAAAATGCCAAATACTTGAGGTTACCTCCAAGGAATCTCGGGATTTTCTGAATCAAAATCATATTCAATTCTTTTGTCCAAGCTCAATTAAATTGGGATTGTACTATCAGGGGCAATTGACGAGTTTGATGACTTTCGGAAGATCCAGATTCTCTAAACATGCTCAGTGGGAATTATTGAGATTTGCCAACATCAAGGGAGTCACAGTGGTGGGCGGCGCTAGCAAATTATTCAAATATTTTGTCACGCAACATCAACCAGATTCAGTGATTTCGTATTCAGATCGTTCATTCAATCGTGGCAATGTATATCAACAACTGGGATTCGCGAAGCAACACAGCTCGTCACCAACATATTACTATACCCGTGATTATAAGTTTTTTGAAAATCGTATGAAATTTCAAAAACACAAATTGGAAAATTTGATGTCGATATTTGACGCTCAACTTTCTGAATGGGAAATAATGAAATTGAATGGATATGATCGTATATGGGATTGTGGTAATGATGTTTGGTTGTGGAAAAACAAATGAGGAGCGTGACCCTATTGGTGTAGAGTACTCTCTATGCAAAAACTGATGGTCACTGGGCTGGCTTGCGTATCAAAGTAATACTGCGTCTTTTGGTTTTACGTTGAGCCAGCTCGGCTAAACTCACAGCAGGTCCGTGCATCAGCACCACATCCTTGCTGTTGAAAATACGCAGGCAGGACTTGAAGTCCTGCCATTCCTGTTTTAGAAATATGTTGATAGGAATCGTTCTATTGCTTTCCCACCACCATTGCTCACCCAGATCCAGAAACTGCTGGCGAGCCGCTGGTTCTTTCACAGAGTTCAAATCATAGAAATTCGTCACGTAGGCGTCACGGTTCTGTATGATACCAATGTATTCTTCGGTTCCGTAGCCAATCACGCTGATGAATGGGTATTTGTCTGTTAGCCTCTGGAAAATATTACTCATGCTCGGGATAAATACTCTTATGCAAACACTCAGGTTATATTTATATGATCAAATTCTAACGCTGCAAATATCTCCTGATCAGACGCTGACATTGGAGGACAGAACTGTGTATACCAGGCCCATTGTGTTGTACAAAGGCATCAACAATAAACTCAAGGTGTTGATAAAGAATGCCGATCAGAAGGCAGTGGATATCACTGGATTGACTTTTTATGCCGAGCTGGTGCGCACTCCGCAGCAGGATTTTGTGGACAGTTTTACCATTGTCAATGTAACGCCAGTCAGCGGAGTTGCAGAACTAACCATACCAGCCAGTGTGTTGAACCCTGCACCAGAAGGGTTTTATCATCTGTTGATCAAGTATGACAACGGCACAGATGACGTCATGGCCTATAGTGATGACAACTACAGTGTGGCCATACCAGTGCATCTAAAACTGGGTTATCGGGTCACTGGTGATGAGTATACGCTGGGTGAAAACCTGGATCTGGGCAGCGTACCTGAGTTGGTGGACGAGATTAGAGATTTGGGAGAATTATAATGGCCAAGCGATTATTGTTGAGGGGTGGCACTGCTGCACAAAATGATACTTTTACTGGTGCCAGAAGAGAAGTCACTATTGACACAGACAACTGGAACATCAGAATACACGATGGCAACACTGCTGGTGGATTCACTGTGGGCAGTCTGACCAGCCTATCTGCCTATACTGGTAACATTGTTCCTTCAGCCAATCTCACCTATAATCTGGGCAATAGCACCAGTTTTTGGAATACGCTGCGTGTGGGTAATATAGTTGCTGGCAACATCAACTCAGTTACTGGTATTTTGACTGTGACTGGCACAGCCACAGTGGGCAATCTGACCACTGCTGGCAACATTACGGCTGGATATTTTAGCGGTAACGGTAGCCAGCTCACTGGCGTAACGGCTGCTCCTTCCACTAGTGTAGTAAATGGTACCAGTAATCTGGTGGTGTTAGCTGGAGCCAACGTCACAGTGAGCGCATCAGGCACTGCCAATGTTATTGTGGTTACCAGTACCGGAGCCAATGTGGCTGGTTATCTGAATGTCACTGGCAATGTCAGTGCTGGCAACCTCAGTACCGCAGGCACCGCCACTGTGACTGGCAATGCCACAGTGGGCAACCTAAACACAGCAGGACTAATCACAGCCACTGGTAATTTATCCAGTGGCAATCTGAGCACATCTGGTAATTTGGTAGTGACTGGCAATGCTACTGTGAGTGGAATTTTGAAATCTGATCAGATTCATGAGGTATTCACCACTAAAACTGCGGCCACAGGAGTAGTAAATCACGATTGTAGTCTGGGCCAGGTGTTTATTCATAGCAGTATCACTGCCAATTTCACAGTGAATTTGACCAATCTGGCACTAGACACTCTTAGAAGCACTCGGGTTTCATTGTTACTCAACCAGGGTAGCAATGCCTATGTACCCACTGGTTTGCAGATTAGCAGTGTAACACAGACCATCAACTGGCAAGGTGGATCTCAGCCAGCTGGGGCAGCACTAAAGAAAAATTTGGTAAATTTTGAGGTATATAACAATGCCGGGACCTATACTATTTTGGGTGAACTGATATCATTCGGGTAAGCTACCACGCACTAATGGGCAACGGCTTTCTGCCGCATTTTGTAACACTATCTCTGAAATTCTGTAAACTCTATGCGCGATGTATAAGTACCTGTGCAGACGCAATCTGCACAATACACACATACAAAGGAGCTCACCCATGAGCAAAACACCCTACGAAATTCGTTTCGATTTACTAACCCTGGCCAAGGACATCCTATTTGAACCCATTCACAACCGGCGTGGTGATCTCAGGGATGAATTTTTCGCCAAAAGAGAAACGGTTCCTGGCGCCGAAGACAAGGTCCCTAAAATTCCATTTCCTGAAATGCCGGATTTTCCCACTTCAGCTGATATAATTGCTGAAGCAGAAAAGCTCAATAGATTTGTAAGTAACGGATAACTGTGTTAGAATAAACATGTGACTTCTGTGATTGTACAAACTCTGCTGGATAACTTGCCTGCCGTCAGGAAAACTCCCAATGGCTGGACCAGTTTCAATGCACCGTGTTGTTCTCATCGAGGTCAGGGCACAGATGGACGACGCCGTGGGGGTATCAAAACAACTGCCGACGGCGTCGTCTATAATTGTTTCAACTGTGGTTACACCACAGGTTATCGGGTAGGTGGACAGTTTGGAATAAAATTCAGACGATTGCTGATTTGGCTGGGCGTAAGTCCTGCAGAAGTCAATGCTCTGAAAATACAGGCTCTCAGAGAGCGAGAATTAGTTGAAGGCTATCTGGAAACAGAACCTGCGCCAGAAATTCAGATTGAGCCCAGAGATCTGCCTGCAGAATCAGTGTTGATGGATCCCAAATTGCATCCTGAGCACTGGGATTACTTACTGAGTCGTGGTATTGATCCTGAAGCGTACACCTACTTTGTGAGCTCTGAACTGCCTGGCAGAATCATAGTGCCTTTTACCTACCAGCAGTATCTGGTGGGTTATAGTGCTCGCACCATACACCAAGTCAGACCCAAATATCTGCAAACACTGGCCATGCCCTATGTGTTTGGTGATGTATTTCAGAAACCACAATATTCCTGGTGCCCGGTGGTGGAAGGTGTTTTTGATGCAATCAGCATTGGTGGGCTATCTGTACTGGGTAATGAAGTCAATGAAGTACAGGCCGAACAGATAGATCAACTGAATCGCAAAATCATAGTGGTGCCGGATCAGGACAGTGCAGGTGACAGCTTGGTACAGGCTGCATTGGATTACGGATGGAGTGTGAGTTTTCCAGATTGGCCGCCTGAAGTCAAAGACGTCAATGACGCAGTCAGACGCTGGGGGCCGTTGTTTACTGCCAGATCCATCTGGGAATCCAGTGTGAGCGGTGTGACACAGATAAAACTCCGGCTAAAACTCAGCAGAAAGCATAACTAAGAAGCCATGGAATTTACCGCAGACGTTCAGAAACTGTTCCTGGAGTTCATGCTCCAGGATCCTTCGTTGTTTACCAGAGTCAGTAACATTTACAATTCAGATAACTTTGACCGGAGTCTGAAAAGAGCAGCCAAGTTTGTGTCTGATCATGCAGAGCAACACAGCACTCTACCGGATCGAGTTCAGCTCAAAGCAGTGGCTGGTGTGGACTTGCAACCCATTGATGGAATCAATGCAGGTCACATTTCGTGGTTTCTGGAAGAGTTTGAGAATTTTACCAAGCGGCAGGAACTGGAGCGAGCCATTCTGAAGGCTGCGGATCTGTTGGAAAAAGGTGAATATGATCCGGTGGAAAAGCTGATCAAAGATGCAGTGCAGATCAGTCTGACCAAGGACATGGGTACTGAATATTTTGCCGATCCCAGATCTCGTCTGAATCGACTCAAGAGCAATAATGGTCAGATATCCACAGGCTGGAATGGCCTGGATCGCAAACTGTATGGCGGATTCAATCGGGGTGAGTTGCAGATTTTTGCTGGCGGTAGCGGCAGTGGTAAGAGCCTTTTCATGCAAAATCTGGGTTGTAACTGGTCGTTGGCTGGTCTGAACGGTGTATACATCACACTGGAACTCAGTGAAGACCTGTGTGCTATGCGTATTGACAGCATGATCACAGGCAAACCCACCAAAGAAATATTCAGAGATCTGGATGATGTGGAAATGAAGGTGCGTGTCATTGGCAAACGCAGCGGCAACTTCTGGATCAAGTATCTGCCGGCTCAGAGCACAGTGAATGATATCCGTAGTTACATCAAGGAGCTTCAGATACGCACTGGTATCACAGTGGATTTTCTGTGCGTGGACTATCTGGATCTGCTGATGCCGGTCAGCGCCAAAGTCAGCCCCAATGACCTGTTTGTGAAAGACAAGTATGTCAGTGAAGAGTTGCGCAATCTGGCCAAAGAACTCAATGTGTTGTTTGTCACAGCCAGTCAGTTGAACCGTTCGGCCGTGGAAGAGATTGAGTTCGATCACAGTCATATTTCAGGTGGTATCAGCAAAATCAACACAGCTGATAATGTGTTTGGTATCTTTACCAGCCGAGCCATGCGTGAGCGTGGTAAGTATCAGCTACAGCTGATGAAAACTCGTAGTTCTAGCGGTGTGGGCCAGAAAGTGGAACTGGATTTTGATGTCAACAGTCTCAGGATCACTGATACCAGTGAGACTGATTCAGATGCACAATCGGCGCCTGCCAGTTCGGCTGCCAGCAACATCATGGCACAACTGAAAACCACCAGCACAGTGCGTACTCGGGACGCTGCTGGTGACAACCTGGGCAAGGTCAAAGCTGATGTACAAGGCAGCAAGCTCAAAAGCATGTTGGCTCAATTGAAAACCTCCGCAGAATAGTGTATAATAACAGTATAGCTATGAACTCAGAACAAGGACATCTAATTTTGGTTGCTTGGGATATGTATGGTCTGGAAATGTGTGAAGACATCACCCAGGCTGAAAAAAATCAGCTGTTTGATCTGATTCGAGGCGAGAGTAACTTTGAGTCCTGGTTGAGAAATCTGATATTCTGCACTGTGATGCGAGCTCAAGCCAATAGTGATCGAAGATATGAAGTATACACGATAACTCTGGATTCTGGAGTATCTATAGAAGATCTGGTCAAAACATTTGAAGTCAATCCGCAGTACATAGTGAACTGGATTCGCAAACACGGCTCTCCAGTCTTTCAGGCCAGTGCAGGTCACAGACCTCAGCAAATCTTCTGAACGGTATAAATACCATCAAAGGTACCCGATTTTGAAAGCAGCCACTAAAACCATCCTGGACGAACTCACCAATGGATTGCCCGAACACAATCGTAATCTGTTGATTGAGAGTCGAGGCAATCACCTGATTTCCAGTGCCATCAATCTGCTGAACAGCATAGCTGAAAACTATGGTGCAGGTGTTGCTGAAGACATGGAACGCCGTTTGCTCAGCAGCATCCGGAGTCGGGATCCGCAAAAGTTTAGTCGTGCAGCCAGGAGATTATTATGAGACTAGTGGAGTTTGACCTACCCGGAAAAAAAATTTTATCTAAACTTGGTCCAGTAGCAGCTAAAATTCGATCTGACATTGGTTCAGCAGCAGCTAAAATTCGATCTGACATTGGTTCAGCAGAAACTCGACAAGGCAAAAAACAAACTAAAGCTGAATTTTCAAAAATCTTCAAAGCATTTGAGACTTGGCTAGGCCGCAGTGGTTTGAAATATGGAGACTCTCTAACTGTTGAAAAGTTCAAACTGAATTTTGGTAAAACACCCAACCTGGATCAGGCGCTGGAAGATGTGGGGCTTACAGATGCCACGCACAAATTGAAAAAAACAGAAGTTGAGAAAATACTCTACAGAGTGACCCAGCTAAAAGATCAGATAGTTTCCAAACCGGTTGAGCCTTCTGCACCAGATACTGCTGAGGAGAAGGCAGCACAGGAAAGAGAAAAATTACTGGAACGACTTGGTAAAATTGTTGACAAAATAAAAACTTTAGGTGACACGACCGGTTTAACTGTGCTAGATCCTAAAGAAACCAAGAAACTAGAAACAGTAATCAAAACTGAAGTTAGTAAATCCCTGCAGAAAGCCATTGAAATTGGTATATACATAATCCAACTTGGTAAAAGATACAACGTAGATCATCTAATTTCATTGTGGGGGGACGCCGTCAGTACTGGTATAGAATGGGAAACACTAAAAGAAGCTCAATCAAAGGTTGAGTTGTCAGAAACCTGACCCTATAAAAAACGTTCTGCCGGGCGCAGAAAAAAACGCAAGTAACCAACAGTTTTTGATTCAGAATGCTAAATAACTGTAAGCGTAAAGCTATTAAGGAGATTTTATTATGGCACAAGTAACAAGAGTTAATCCCACTGCAATGACAGTTAACTTTGAAAACCTCAGCAAGGACCTGAGCTTCTTCACAGTTGACTATGTGAATGCTATCAATGGTAGCTTGGGACCCGAAGGTGCTCTGCAGGCTGTATACAACACCATTCAGCGTTATTACACCATTGTTGCAGCAGGTCCACTGCTCGACACCAACACCCAGCAGACCTTTGCTGTGGAAGGTGCAATCGTGGCTGCTGAAGCAACCACTTTGCAGACTGCATTGCAGGCATTGGGCACCGTGGACACCGTAGACCTGAGCAGCTCAACTGTGACCCGCACCAAGCTGGGCATCCTGACTGCTGCAGCCGTTGCTGACGAAACTGCATTCTAACTGATTTTTCATAGAATCACAACCAGGGACCTTTTTATAAGGTCCCTTCGTTGTCTTTGTAAATACTCACATGCGTGAACACGGTATAACCATGCCCAATTACAATCTGTCGGGGGACATGCAATTTGTCACTGTGTTTACCCTGTTTGATATCACCAAAACTGGTGTACTAAAAGTCTATAACGCCAACATACCTACTTTTCTGGATGATGCTGATCAGTTGGTACGGAATCGAGCCGAATGGGAACGGAGCCGAAATCAACAGCGCAATTGGGAAACCATGATGCAGATAATCAGTATGAGAGCTCAACCCATCATGCTGGAAAATCCAGTAAAGATTCAGAATTATGACATTACTGACATTGGTTTTGATCAACAGCATGGTACTAATCAAACATTGTGGATCACCAGTTTTGCTACAGATCATGCTGATGTTTATGCCACTAAAACAGATCCTGTGGGTACTCTGAAACTGGAAAGCATGTATGTACCCATGATCACTGGCCTGAAGGAAACTGCTAAGTTCACTCAATCCTGTATAATCACCCAGGGTGCTGAAATCAATACAGTGTTTGTAATAAATAACACATTGCCACATCGTTATGCAGGATAAGGGAACCCTATGAGCACCACTGAAATTGAGAAAACCAACCTGGAGGCACATGCCGAACTATGTGCTGAACGTTATATCAATTTGCAAGATAAGTTAGAAAATCTGGATAGTCGCATGGACACCATTGAAAATAACATCAGCGAAATCAAACAGCTGATTAGCGGCCTCAGGGATCAACGCAATAATCAGTTGATAGGCTGGGGAATAACCATTATTGGTTCCCTGATTGGTGCTGTGGCATTTTTGGCTTATAATTTGTTCAAAGCAAAAGCCTAAAATCCATATCGGTCGCTAAATACCAGAACAGGAAATATTTCACATGAAACTAGACGATCTTCAGAATCCCAGCTCAGCAGCAGTAATGGCACAGCTTTTGAAAAAGCATCACGGCATTCAAATGCCTGTGGATCAGATGACTGCTCGAACTGCAACAACCATGTTGGAAAATGTACAGCGTAAACTGACGAAGTTTCGTAACACACATGCCAGCCATGTTGCTGAACGCAACAGTAATTATCTGGCCATGCTCATGGTGGAGCAAACACTGAAAGCCAAGATTGCTGAAGAAGTCCCCACCTTTGGGTCAGAACTAAAGAAAATAGGCACAACCCTGAAAAATAAAGTTAAAAGTGTAGCTGGTGACGTTGCTGACTCAGTTAAGACCAATGTACCAGGAGCCAGAGTTTACTCTCCAGTGTCCAAGACTGATTCAGGTGAAAAGATGAGGGACATGTATAAGAGATTGCGTGGTATAGATAGTGATAATGTGATGCCTAAAACCCTAGCCAAACAGGGAGCCATTGATGCTGCTTCTGCAAAATTAGGCACAGACCCCAGAGACCTTAAGACATTAGCCAATAAACCCACTCTGTCGGCTAAAGAAGCAATGAATTTAGCACAAATGATGCAGAATTTATTGAAAAATCCTGGAGCTGCTCAAGCCCTGAATAAACTGACTGAAAGCATAGTAATGGAAAGCTCAGTGGGCGAAGCTGAAGTGGTATTGGCAGCCAAAGACATGGTAGATCGCATTCAGGACATGGTGGAAACACTGGGCAAGATGGTAAATGAAGAATTACCTGCACTGAACGAAACCATTCGCGATACTATGACAGCTGAACAAGCTGATGCTTTTACAGCCAGCGCCACTGAAGCCATCAATGCTGCACTGGAAAACATTCGTGAAACCAAGAACGCCTTGGATGCAGCCACTCGCTCATTAGCAGGAGAAGAACCAGCGGCTGAGCCCATGGGCACTGAACCCATGGCTGGTGAACCTACTGAACCCATGGAGCCCGAAGCTGGATCAGAAGATCTGGGACTAGCAGAACCTGAACCACTGGGTCGAGGTAAGAGGTAACCATGCCGGAATTCAAGCCAGACAAAGCAGTAAAAACCAAGATAATTTCTCTGATCATCCTGTGGGGTAAAAATCTGGAAACTCCCAAAGGCGCCAGCAAACTTCATAAACCCAAGATCAAAACCAAAGAAGTTGTCAGAATGCTCAATGCCTTGCCTGGGCCATCAGTGACTTTTGACGTACTGAAAAAATACTGGGAAAACATACCAGCTATTCAGAATCGCATTGCTGATCTAAACAGAGACACTGTGACTTATCGCACCGAAGAGGAAGAAGCTCCAGATCAGGTACCAGAAGTTTCACCTGAACCGCCTCCAGCAGATACTGAAATGCCTGTGGACCAGCAGGCCGATCAGAGTGTTGAACCTCCGGGACAAACCACTATGCCGGCAGCAGAACCTGTTGCACAGCCCGAAGCCAAACCAGATCGTCTGCAGGGCAGCAGAAGCATTGTGTCACAGATGGCAAAAAGAGCCAAGTCCAGAGCAATAAAGTAACTGAGTTATATGCTATACTAAGTATTAGCACATGATAACTCAGAGATTTCAGTATCAGAGCTTTGATCGCACCAGCATTGATGGCAAAAGATACTATATGACACCCGACGGTGGCAGGTTACAAAGTGTAACTACTATTCTGGATGCTACCAAACCTGCAGAGCAAAAAGCAGCCTTAGACGCCTGGCGACAACGTGTGGGCGTGCAACAGGCTCAGCAAATCACCACAGAAGCAGCTAGCCGGGGAACCCGGATGCATCGTTATCTGGAACAATATGTGATGGAAGATTCGGTAAAAGAACCTGGCTCTAATCCATATAGTCAGCAAAGTCATCGGATGGCCACGGCCATTATTGACCAGTATCTGAAGCCCCACTGCACGGCATTCTATGGCACTGAGGTGAACTTGTTCTACCCAGATCTGTATGCTGGTACCACTGACTGTATAGCTGATTGGCAGGGTCAACTGAGCATCGTGGACTTCAAACAAACCAATCGTCCCAAAAAAACCGAGTGGATTGAAAGCTATTTTCTGCAATTGTGTGCCTATGCCCTGGCACACAATCAGTTATATGGCACTGATATACAGCAGGGAGTTATTCTGATGTGTAGCCAGAACTATGAGCCGCAACACTGGGTTATATCAGGGGCTGAATTTCAGCGGTACAGTCAGATCTGGGCTGAGCGAGTAAAACAGTTTTATAGCTAAATACCAGATAGGAAACACTAATATGGCTGTTACACAAATTTCAAAAATTCAGGTTCGCAGAGGCAGACAGGAAAATCTGCCACAATTGGCTGCTGGAGAATTGGGCTGGGCTATTGATACTCAGCAACTGTATATTGGCAATGGAACTTTTGCTGAAGGTGCTCCCAGTGAGGGCAACACAGAAATTCTGACTGCTTTGAGTAATGGTTCTAGTGCCTACGCCACTGCCACTCTGCAGGATAATACTGGCACAGCCGCTGAATTTCACAGTTTCAACAAGCTGAGTTATCCAGCAGGCGTACTGAGATACAGTATTGTTCGCAATGGTGTGTACCAAACTGGTGAAATTCGATATGCATATAATGGGTCCAGTAACACTGTGGTGTCTGATGAAAGTAGAACCCCTAGTGCTGGCGTAGGTATAACTATTACTATGACAGTAACTGGTGAACTTTTGGTTTTTAACTATACATCAACCAGCACTGGATACAACAGCACGATCAGATACCAAAGAGTGGACTACTTCTAATTTTTATGTATTGGTATGCACCCATAGAACAAAAGATATTGACCTGGAGAAAATTCCGGCAGGATCTACAAACTGAACCAGATCTGGAACAAGCTCTGGTTCAGATACAACAGTGGTGGCTCACTGCGCCCACCCGAAAAGTCAGCTTGCTCAGTGATGACCACTCCAGATGGCCCAGTCCTTGGCAATTGTTTGACAATCTGAGTTACTGTGATCTGTCCAAAGCTCTGGGTATGTTTTATACTTGTGCCTTGTGTCCTGCGATCAAGCAGCATCTGATCAGATTGCGGATTATGTACAATCCTGGGGGCGAACGAGTAAGTATAGTTGACGTGGATGATGGAAAATATATTCTTAATTTCAACGAACAAAGACTAGTAAATACAAACTCCATCAGCAGTGAGTATCAATCATCCGCAGTGTTCGTACCACAAGATTTTAGAACATTAGAATAGTCAAGGCATTAACAAATGAGTCAAGTAAATGTTACCAAACGTAATGGCAGACGTGAGCCCCTGGATCTGGAAAAACTACATCGCGTGGTTTTTTGGGCTTGTGAAGATATAACTGGCGTAAGTCCCAGTGAGGTGGAGATCCGCAGCAGCTTGCAATTTTATGATGGCATCCCCACCACTGATGTCCAGGAAATGCTGATCAAGAGTGCAGCTGATCTGATCAGTGAGGAAGCTCCCAATTATCAGTATGTGGCTGGCAGATTGATCAATTATCACCTCAGAAAAGAAGTCTATGGTAGCTATGAGCCCTGGCATCTTCGTCGTCTGGTGGAACAAAATGTCACAATGGGCTTGTATGATGCTCAGTTGCTGACTGCTTACACTGATGCCGAGTGGGATCGGATCAATGCCATGATTCGTCATGAGCGTGATAACGAAATGGCCTATGTGGGCATGGAACAGATGCGTGGCAAATATCTGGTACAAAATCGTGTGACTGGTCAGATCTACGAAACTCCCCAGATCTGTTATATTCTGATTGCCGCTACTCTGTTCCAGAACTACCCAGCTGACACTCGTTTGAACTGGGTCAGAGATTACTACGAAGCCATCAGCACTCATCTGATCAGCCTGCCCACACCTGTAATGGCTGGCGTCAGAACCAATCAGCGTCAATTCAGCAGTTGTGTGCTGGTGGAGACTGCTGACAGCCTGGACAGCATCAATGCCACCACCAGTGCCATTGTGAAGTATGTGAGTCAGAAAGCCGGTATTGGCATTGGTGCTGGACGCATTCGTGCTTTGAAGTCGCCCATTCGTCGCGGTGACGCTTACCACACTGGCGTTATTCCTTTTTACAAGCTGTTTCAGAGTGCAGTCAAGAGTTGCAGCCAGGGTGGTGTCAGAAATGGTTCAGCCACGCTGTATTATCCCATCTGGCACCTGGAGGTAGAGGATCTCCTGGTGCTCAAGAACAACAAAGGCACCGAAGACAATCGCATCCGTCATATGGATTATGGCGTGCAATTCAACAAGGTGATGTATGAACGGCTGCTGAGTGGCGGTAACATCACTCTGTTTAGCCCCAGTGATGTTCCGGGTCTGTATGACGCCTTTTTTGCAGATACCGAAAGATTCCGTGAACTTTACACCGCTGCTGAAGCCAATCCGGCAATCCGAAAGAAAACTTTGCGAGCAGTGGATCTGTTCAGTCAGTTTGCTCAGGAACGCAAAGATACTGGTCGTATCTATCTGCAGAATGTGGATCATGCCAACTCACACAGTCCCTTTGACCCCAAAGTATCTCCCATTAGGCAGAGTAATCTTTGCTTGACTGGTGATACAAATCTGGAGATTCAGTGGCCTGACAGCAGGAAAGAGCAACTAAACATGCAGAGTTTTGTGGAAAGATGGGAATTAGGTGGTATGCACGGCGCTCGAGTGAAGAGCCATGATACTCGATCAAATCAAACAGTCTGGTGTGAAGTATCGGCTGCTGCCCACACTGCAACAGTTACTGAACTAATAGAGATTGAAGACGAATCTGGGCATATTATCAAATGTACTCCGGACCATCAGATTTTGACACGAAATCGTGGTTATGTCATGGCAAAAGATTTATTGGAAACTGACGAGCTATGCGCTGAAATTTAGATCCCAGATACTAAATACATCTGAGAGGGTGTATTCATGTCTTTCAAAGAACTGTACAAAAATATCATTGACCAAGCAAAAGTTCAAGAACGAATAAAAAATGCAGGAGTTTACTACGAAAAACATCATATTGTGCCGGATTTTCTGTTTGAGCATCGTTGCAGAAAAGGTCCCAAGGGGCATCTAGCTGGAGATCCAAACAATTCTGAAAATCTAGTGTTGTTGACTTTTCAGGAACATTTACTTTGTCATTATTATTTGTATGAAATCTATAAAGGTACCAGATATGAGTACGCTGCGGGAAGTGCATTACAGTTTTTTTTCATCAAAGCAGTTGGTAATCATATGAGACAAGCATATTTGGAGGAAGTAGATATTGAATTTTTGAATAAAATGGCTTATCTTCGTCAAATAGGATTGAAATCAATCTCCAATGCTCGTCGAGGAAAAATGCCTGTGGTGGACGCTGTTACTAAAGAATCCAAAGGTTCTGTGGCTGTTGATCATCCCAAAGTTTTATCTGGTGAATGGGTACATCATTCTAAAGGTAAACCATATAAAGGAAAACATACACCACAGAATGGAGTGAACAATAACAACTTCAAACATATGGATGAAGATCAAAAAAGTCGAGTAATGAATTGCTTATCTAAATCTATTGTAGATCATTGCTATGTTTCCAGAAAGTTGTTTTTGGAAAATATCAAAAAAGAATTTACAGAATTCAAAAAAATATCTGAAATATGGATCAAAAATCGGTTGGGGGGCATTGGGGAGGTAACCACTAAGTATAATACACTACATGGTACACGATATGTATACAACCCTTACTACCGCAGTATTAGCCAGAGAGAGTTGCTGAGACAGAAAACTAAAGAATACAATTTGAAAATTGGACGAAAACATTATGCTAAAAATTACCAGAATTCGGGTTCCTGAAACTCCTGTATACGATTTGACAGTACCAGAAACATCCTGTTTCTACGCCAATGGTGTTGTAGTTCACAACTGTGCCGAAATAGACCTTCCGACCAAACCTCTCACAGATGTCAATGATCCCAGTGGTGAGATTTCATTGTGTACACTGAGCGCAATAAATTGGGGCATGATCAAATGTCCTGCGGATTTCGCCAAACCCTGTGAACTGGCTGTCAGAGGTCTGGATGCTCTACTGACCTATCAGCACTATCCGGTACCAGCTGCTAAAAACAGCACTGATTTGTATCGCCCTCTGGGCATTGGTATCATCAATTTTGCTTACTGGTTGGCTAAAAATGACTACACCTATACTGATTCGACTTGCTTGCCTGCGGTGGATCAGTATATGGAAGCCATGAGCTATTATCTGATCAAGACCAGCATAGAGCTGGCCAAAGAATTTGGACCCTGCGCCGGCTGGCAGAATCTGCGTTATGCACAGGGCGTTGTGCCAGTGGACACTCGCAAGGCCGAAGTGGATGAATTGGTGCCCTATCAAGAACGTCAGGATTGGCAGAGTTTGCGCACTGCCGCAGCACAGTACGGCATCAGAAACAGCACACTGATGGCACTGATGCCCAGTGAAACCAGCAGTCAGGTCAGCAACAGTACCAACGGTATTGAACCGGTCAGAAGCCTGATCAGTGTAAAACAGAGCAAGCATGGTGTACTCAAACAGGTAGTACCAGAAATGCGCAAGCTCAAGAATCGTTATGAATTGCTGTGGAATCAAGCCAGTCCTGAAGGTTATCTGAAAATCTGTGCAGTATTGCAGAAATGGATAGATCAGGGCATTAGTGTAAACACCAGTTACAATCCGGCTTTTTATCCAGATGAAAAAATTCCCATGAGTGAGTTACTCAAACACATCCTGATGTTCTATCGGTATGGTGGAAAACAATTATACTATAACAACACCCGGGATGGTCAAGGTGAGATCAACGTGGAAAAGATAGCCGAACCTGTCGCAGACTGTGAGAGCTGCGTTATATAATAAGAAGGTAAAGTAATATGCAAACTGTTTTCAATCAACAAAATAAAGACCACCTGACCGCACTGGCCTTCCTGGACCAGTGCGGTGGCGTGGGCATGCAACGATATGACACACTAAAATACAAGCAGTTTGACAAACTCACTGACAAACAACTGGGATTTTTTTGGAGACCTGACGAAATCGATCTAAACAAAGACAGCAAGGATTTCAAGGATCTGACCCGGCACGAGCAACACATATTTACCAGCAACCTGAAACGTCAGATCCTGCTGGACAGCGTCCAGGGTCGCAGTCCCAACTTGGTTTATTTGCCCATTGTGAGCCTGCCTGAAATTGAGACCTGGATTCAGACCTGGGCTTTCAGCGAAACCATTCACAGCCGCAGTTATACACACATCATTCGCAACATCTACAGTGATCCCAGCCGAGTATTTGATGAGATCATGAGCATCAGTGAAATTGTGGACTGTGCCAATGACATCACTGTGAACTATGATCAGTTACTGGAACAAATCCAGTGGTACAACCTGCTGGGCACAGGTCAGCACACAGTGAACGGTCGCACCATCACAGTGGATCTGCGTGAAATCAAGCGCCTGCTCTGGCTCAGCCTGATGAGTGTAAATGTACTGGAAGGCCTGAGATTCTATGTGAGCTTTGCTTGTAGCTGGGCCTTTGCTGAAGTCAAGCGGATGGAAGGCAATGCCAAGATCATCAAGTTGATTTGCCGTGACGAGAATGTGCATCTGGCCAGCACACAGGCTCTGCTGAAATTGCTACCCAAGGATGATCCGGAGTTTGAAGCTATTCGGATTGAAACCGAAGCCGAGTGCGTTCAGTTGTTTCAGGCTGCTGCTGAGCAGGAGAAACAATGGGCGCGGTTCCTGTTCAAGGATGGCAGCATGATCGGTCTGAATGAGACTCTGTTGTGCGATTATGTGGATTGGATCTGCGCCAAGCGAATGGGATCAGTGGGACTAAAATGCGACTGGAAAGTGCCCAGCGCCAATCCACTGCCCTGGACCAACAAGTGGATTGCTGGTAGTGAAGTACAGGTGGCTCCCCAGCAAACTCAAATAAGCTCATATATTGTTGGAGCTGTCAAGCAGGACATTGATAAAGATTCATTCCGAGGCTTTAGACTTTGATCTGGTATATACCAGAAATAAGCAATGGGCCAGGGTTCAAGGTTATGCTACTTAGCGACCCCGACTTGTATCCTGATTGCTGTGAGTCCAATGTAGATTCATATATCACTAGATTTGGTGGAGTAAAAATTCAGGGAGTGTATGTTCTGAAACACATTAGCTTACCATTGTATCAATTGATAAGACATTTTATAGTGTTTGATGGCAAGGATTACATTGATATAACTCCATTTATTGATAATAGAACACATAACTATTTCGTACCCATCGTGACGGATACGGCTAACATGTTTATTCAGTCTCTTGATCATATAAATAAATACACTGAGCAGGAGACAGAACTAATGTATTATGTGTATTGTTATTTGGATCCCGAAACTAAATTGCCATTCTACGTAGGCAAAGGTTCTCAAAACAGAGCCTATGCTCACATGTACTTGCCCAGAGAAAAGAACAAAAATAAAAACAAAACTCGATTCAAAAACAAATTGGAAAAAATGAAACAGCAGGGTATTGAACCAGTTGTTGTATTTTTAGCTCAAAATATCACAGATGAAGAAATGGCCTATTCTATTGAAGAATCGTTTATCAAACAGTACGGTAGGCTGGGATACGAAGAAAATGGAACTTTGCTGAATACCTGTTTGGGAAGTAGGCCTCCTAATCACAAAGGAAAAACATACGAGCAGATTTATGGCCCTGACCGAGCAGCTCAGCAACGGGAAAAACGAGCCAGATTACAAAAAGAGCGCGGAGGCTACGGGCCAAAAAAACACAAAACAGCCACCAAAGATAAAATACGAGAAAAAACTTCTGGGTCAGCAAATCCCATGTACGGAAAACATCATACTTCAGAATCTAAAGAAAAAATTAGAAAAAACAAAATCTCATGTAGTGGGGTAGATCATCACATTTCAAAACATTGGGTGCTAACGTCTCCAGAAGGAGAAATTTATGAACAAGTAGGGGATCTAAAAGGTTTGTGTACCAAGATGAACATTAGCTTTGCTACTATGTATGCAGCGTTTGCTAATAATCGTGTTCCGAAATCTGGAAAAGCCAAAGGCTGGAGTTTATCAACAAAGCAGGACATTGATGAAGATTCATTCCGAGGATTTAGTTTATGAAACAACTTACTATATATTCAACCCCTTCATGCAGTCATTGTCAGCAGGCCAAAGAGTATCTGACTCGTCTGGAAATTCCATTCACCGACGTCAATCTGCATCAGGATACACAAGCCATGAGCTTTATTCGACAGCAAGGACATCGCAGTGTGCCCCAGATTTATCTGGAAGACACACAGTTTGTCAGTGGCTGGCCTGAACTCAGAGACATGACAGCAGAGCAGATCCTACAAAAAATCAACGGATAAATAAGGACAACATGTACAGAGAAAATGACATCGTGACATTCAAGCTGATCAGCGGCGAAGAAATCGTGGCCAAGTATGTGTCAGAAACCGACACCAGCTTCAGGATCTACAAGCCTCTGAGTCTGATGCCAGGCCCACAAGGCATGGCCCTGGCGCAGGCTCTGATGAGCAGCAAGATGGATAAAGAACTGGATCTGATGAAGACCGCAGTGGTGATGCACACCTTCAGTCGTGAAGAAATGACCAGTGCATGGTATGAAGCCACCAGTGGAATTCGCACTCCAAACAACAAAATTTTGATGGGATAATACAATGGCAAATGGTGGAAGAGGATGGGTAAGACTAGGTGATATCAACAGTGTAAATGCTCCAGTTATCGGCGCAGTGGCTACCACTGTGATTGTGAACAAAAAACCTGCTGCTTTACAGGGTAGTATAATTCAGACGCATTCACCTCCTTTTCCACCAGCCTCGCCACATGCCAATTCTGTTATCAAAGTGGGTGCCAGCACAGTAATAGCTGAATATAAACCTGCGGCATTCAACGGCGCTCCTGAAACTTGTGGACACAGCCAAGCACAGGCCAGCCCAGATGTGATTATACCAGGAGAATAATATGTCCACAGATCTCAGCGCAATTCAGGTCACAGCATTACATGGATTAATCCAGGATACAGGCATAGCACCTCCTGATATTGCTGCGGCTCTGGCTGAATACAGCAAATATGCAGCTATACAGGCATATTATATAATAGAATCACATCTGGCCAGTTCTCCGTCCACCAGCATCGGCATCAGTAGCATTGATGGCACAGCTGGAGAACTCACGGTGGCATCTGGTACTTACATCAAAGGTCAAAGTCTCAAAGTGGTGGGAGTATCAGGCGGGACTGGCACTGGTTTGACTGATGGTGTTACCTATTACGTTCTGAATGATTCCACTGGAACCAGTATTCAGATCACCAACACCTATCAAAATGCGCTGAATGGTGTTGCTGGGTTAGTTACTGGTCCAGGTACTGTGACAGTGGCAGTATTTGAGACTAAAACCGGAGCGCCAATACCCACACTGGTAACCATAGCCAATACTTTATCAGGTGATGATGTTACCAAAACATTTGCTATCACCTATACCACCAGTTATACCCCATCTGCAATAACCTGGTTGACCAATGATTTCCTTCAGGTGGACATCAATGGCACAGTAAAGACCCCAGGTGTTCATTATAACTTCAGTAGTGATTTTGTATCAATCACCTTTGTTACTGCACCTGCTTCAGGTGAGTCTGTAACCATCAAAATACGTCCACGCAAGATATTCTACACCTTGGCTAAAGATTTTCCCCTGGCTCTGGGCAGCACTCCTCAGCAATTCAATTCAGTATGGGGCGACGGTAATTTGATTCGTCGAGCCTATGCCAGAACCAGTGGTTGGTTCAACAATGATGGATGCAAAACATTTGCCAATGTGCTGGGCCAGGCTCAGGGTTACGCCAGCCAGACTCGTTCGGTGATGAAAAGTGCAGCACTGGCTGAGTTTGGTACTGGTGGTCCAGCAGCTGGAGCAACTGGTGGCCTTAGCAAAATTGCCGGCAACGACACCACTGATCTAGCAGTGGTGGGTGCAGCTTTGGCAAAAGCAGCAGGCCTGATCAACCTGCAGAATCCCTGGGCCAGCTTCAGTGCAGCCAACGTGATTCAAGAAGCCATTCGCAAAAACGCAGAAAAGACCGGAAATCTGCATGTGACAGTGCTGGGAAAAACCTTTGTGGATCCTGCCACTCAGAAACCCCGATTGGTTGACAGCACGTTCATTGAAGAATTGATAGAACAAGCACAAACACAGCAAAAAGTTCTGCGTAACACTGCTACTGATCAGGCTCTGGCTGCACTGATAGATCAGAATTCCGACTCGGCTGATGTAGCCAGTATACAACAATTGTTGGGTGTTCAAGCAGCAGGCGTGAGCAGATTCAGCCAGTTGTTGAATCCAGTCACTACCCTGGGATCAGATCAGACTAGTGCTGCTGGTCTGATCCGGAAAGCCACAGAAAACTCTGATCTGATTCAGGGCTTGGCCACTAACCTGAAAAAGTTTTGCCGAATCAAACCCAATGCAACTGCTGATGCGCTGGGTGAAAACCTGCAACAGATGCAGAATATTCCTGGCACCGAGCTCAACGCTCTGACTCAGCCCACTACCCAGACTCAGATGAATACTCTGAGGGCAATCTTGGGCACCGGTAGTGCTCAGCATGGCGCTATGAAGGCTGAGGATTGTCTGGGACACACCAACTATGTTCAAGTAATGACTACGGCTGTGCAGGTATTGCAAAATTATCATTCAGGTAGCACGGCCACTGGTGACCTAGCCACCATTGTGTCTGAGATGAATACTCTGCGTAACAAAATTCAAACCGGCACCACCAGCAACTGGGATGCTGCTTTGGTCACAGCTAAAAATGCCATTGATCCAGCAGCAGTGCTAATAGCTGCCCAGACCAGTGCATTGAATCTGACCTCTCTGGTTCGATTTTACAATCGCATGGCCGAAACCCACAACACCAGTGAGTTTTTGGAAAACAATGTGCCCTACTATGTGCAGAGTGGTGGCCTCAACACTGTGTTGAGTTTTGTAGCCAATCTACCTGGATACGGCAAAAACACCGACGGTTTTACTGCACAAGAACTGATAGAAAATTGTTGCACTAACACAGTAACAGGTCAGGCCATAATTGCAGCCATGCGTGAAGGACGTAATGTTCAGGCATTGGAAAACAGCAATTTAGGAACCGATACTGGGTCTGAAGCTGCTCGTGCAGTGTCAGTTTCAGAAACTGGCGTGGGCCTAATAGGCGGTGGTGCTTGGCCTGCTCCTGTTGATCCTTATGCAAACTTGCCCAGGAGTTCTACTGGGCTATGACAATATTTGGCAAATATTGTTGGTATCAACATCTCAGAGGATAAACAATGAATTTGAAAATTTGGTTCAACGCCTGGTTGGCATTGGCTTTGGTTCTGGCAATCATGGCCTACGCTCAGGCAGTTAGCGCAAATCCAGTGGTTCCTGCAGAAAGTGTTGAAGATCTACTAACAACTAAAGAACACACGGCCACGAACTTGATACACAGTCAGAACTATCAGGAAATCAAGTGCATGAGCACAGCTATCTGGTATGAAAGCGGTCATGAACCCAGACTGGGCAAAATTGCTGTGGCTCGTGTGATTCAGAACAGAGTACAGCAGGGTTTTGCTGGATCTGCTTGTGCAGTGGTGCAGCAGCGGCACAATGGTGTATGCCAGTTTAGCTGGGCGTGTGGTAGCTATCACTTGATATCAGCTGCTGAATGCACCGAATGCTGGCAAATTGCAGTAGAGGTACTGGCGCAGGAACGTCATCAGAATTTTCTCAAGAATGCTCTGTACTTTCACGCCACTTATATAGACCCGGCCTGGCCAGGCTTGGTACCTGTCAAAGTGATTGGTCATCACAAATTCTACCGAAAATTTTGATTCAACATAAATACTGTTGCTATAATATAGAGAAAGCCCATGCCTATTTACAGAAACTTTGAAGTCAGCTACACCATTCCTGGACAGATTCTACAGAAGATTGTGGTCCAAGCCAGTGATGTGAATGCAGCCAGAAACATTGTGCGTGGAATGTTTGGACCTAGTGTAATCATTGGCTTTATACAGGAAACAAAGAACTAGAGTTTAGCCGGGGTAGCTCAACGGCAGAGCAGGATCCTTTGATCCTTTGATCCTTTGATCCTTTGATCCTTTCAGTGTTATATCCATTTTCAATTTTTAAGCTCCGATAGTTTAATTGGTAAAACAATTCACTTGTAATGATTAGAAGCTGGTTCAAATCCTGCTCGGAGCTCCACAAAATCTTCTTCTTTCAATTGAAAATATCTAAAATCTAATTGCAAATATGGTTGAAACCCATTTGCAAGATATGATTTAAATTTGTCCTTCATATTTAATTCTCGTTCCTTGAACGTAAAGGAGGATTTAATTTCAACAATGATATTATTGAATACGAAGTCTGGAAAGCATGTTCTGTATCTGTGTGTGCTAGAGCACCAGTAGGACATTTTGGGCTCCATTTCAAAATCAATTCCTAACTTACACAAGTATTCTATATATCGCAATTCATATGATGAGCGATAATAGTAGGTCTTATTATTGAGAGTTATTGTTCCTGACCGATACATAGTTTTGTATGTTGATAATTGTTTTCTGCCTTGTGTATACCCGAGACGTTGAGCATTAGACATATTTCTTAGTGGAATATTCAATGAATTAAGTATTTTTCCCAAAGCTCCACCAGTTTTATCAGGGTGATTGATATGTCTTGCTAAAGAAGGTAAACTATGATATTGATATAATTCAATTATTTGTTTTTTGATTCTCATGAATTCATCTGGGAATTCGAGAGTACCTAATTTAGATAAATCTAGACCAAAAAATTTGGTTAAACTTTGAAATAATCGACTTTTGTTTGATAATCCACACACACAATGTCGCTGGTGTGTTGAAGATATATGTTGAGTTCCGCAAGATCTACACAAATAGATTTTATGTTTGTGATTTTTGATGGCTGTAATCTTAGATTGTTTTCTTTCAATCGATTTTTTCTTTCTTATAAAAGAATTTTGATTATTGTATGATGCTGAGCAGGATGACGAACAAAACTGATTTGCTCTTTTTTGGTAAGGTATTAATAATTGGCAGTGACGACAGAGCTTTGGTGATAGTAGATATTGATCTATATTTTTAGATTTTTTAATTTGTTGAATTTTGTGAAGTTTGCTGATTTGAGATTGTTTGTCTATATATTCCTGGCAGGCTAATGGAAAGTGTGGGTATGTTTGATGTAATTCTTCGACAGAAGAAAATCCAAAATTTTTGATATTTTGTGTACTGATTTTCCTACATGTATAACCGTTGACTGGTGAAATTAGACAATCATAATGGGCGAATTTGCCATAAATATTGATGCTGGGCATGGTAACTCCTAAATAGTCTAGAGTAGATGGGAACGGCAATTCCGCGATCTACAAAGTATTTATTCCAATAAAAGAAATATGGTTAGTTCAAATCCCTCCCCCGGCTCCAAAATTAAATTTGACACCTGTTGTGTTGTTTGCTATGCTCAGAATATGCAACGATGGATATTGTTTCACCTCAGATCTGGTGAAAAGATCACCGAATATACCTCCAGGGCAGGTGCGAGGCGTGGGATGCGAACCAGCAATCGCAATGCTGGCTGGTCTCGGGGATCCCGTTGCGCCACTGGTTTGACAGAAACCGAATGGTGCTACCGGACAGACAACACTGATCAGTGGGGATACGGCCCTTACGCCATTGCCAGTGAACAGAACTGGCGCAGCATCAAACAATAAGTTATTGATTTCCAACAACTTAGAGTTGCGAAAATTTGGTTGACACCTTGCACACCATTTGCTATACTAAAAGAGTAATGGAACGCTACACCGAAGACTTCATCCGCCACAAGTTGGCTACTGACGAACGTTGGGTGCGCCGTGCGCTGGTGCGTTTGTACCAGCGCCAAACCCAGGACGAACAGGCTTCCCACCAGACTCGCAATCACAATCTGCGTGGCTTCCAGCCTGCAGATGCTCTTTGGTTCAGCCGCTTGGCGGAATTTGTAATCAAATTTCCCAACAAGCCTCTGAGCGAAAAGCAGCTCAAGATGGTGTGGCGCCCCTGGCGCGATCAGCTGATAATTTTTCTCTATTAGCTCTTCTAGAAGCTGTTCTTTTGGCAATACTTTCAGGTGATAATTTTTTACCTGTTCCGTCGGTTCCGTTTCTTCTTTTTGTTTCGAGCATTTTTTCGATACTCTCTTTTGATTTCAAAATTCCATTCTTTTTTCTAGTTTCTAGAATTTTTTTTATGGATTCCGGCGTTTGCCGACTTAGTTGGCCATATTTTTCTAACATAGTTTTGTGTCTTTTTTCTATAGATTCTTTAGATATTTTACGACCAGTTCGTGATTTAGACATTTTTTCTTTGGTTTGATCAGAATGTCGACGACCTTTCATTGTTTTTGCTTTTTCTCGTAATAAAGGATCGTTTTTATATTGTTCTTTTTTGATTTCAGATATTTTTTGCCGAGTTTCTTGAGAATAGATACAAGAATCTATGCCTCCGGTCTTTAGATTATAACAAAGAGGATTTGATAGTAATTCTTCAGTTACTAATTCTTTTTCTTTTACGGAAGCATCTTCTAGATTATCAAATACATATAAAATGTGTTTGATAAAGTTTTCTTTTCCGTATTTCCGGATAGCAGCTGAAATTGCTATCCCAGATCCCATATAGGAATCTTTTATGTTATTGGTTTTGTGAAGACCGATATAAAACTTTCCATTCACGATATTCGTGATTTGATAAACAACATAATAAATATTCATGCTGATTGCTCCTTGTAGCGTTAGAGTAGTTGGGTGGTGGAACACCGCGAACTACATTTTTATTTATACCAATTGACAGCAAATTATCTTTATGCTATAATAATATTATGATAAAGATCATCCAGGAAGATGCTGCCGCCAAAGCGACAAAAGCCACGCCTGCTCCGGTACAGAAGCGGTTTGCAGACTGCGAACGCTGCGGTGAAGAACTGCCCACTTGCCGGTGTGTTTACAAGGCAGCCTATGCGGAGCAGGAAGCTGAACAGGAACGTCGGGCGTTTATGCACGAACTCTATCGCTAAAGGTTCACTATGCCTGAATGCATTACGTTCAAACCTGTACACTCTGCAGAGTATCCTTATAGCGTGGGCATACGATTTGATCGAAATCGTCTGATGCGGGTGCATGAACACATCGATCATTTCAACCATTTGGCTGCATGGTGTGACGAGCATCTGGAACCCGGCAGCTGGACTATAGAGATGTTCACAAAGGAGATTTACTTCAAGAAAGAAGCCGATCTGGTGATGTTCAAGCTGAGATGGTGCTAGCATGTCCAATGTTCTGGTCCGAAAATATCCATATCATGTGAGTGTTCCGCTGACTGACGGCTTATGGTCTGAAAGATATGATTAGTGTCGAGAACAGTTTGGAAAAACAATTGGACCTACGGCGCCACTTGTTTTTATTTCAAACATGAAAAAGACGCCGTGATGTTTATATTGAGGTGGTCATGAACAATCCATTTTGCCCGTACACAGTGCAATTGCCAATACCGTTTAGAGTTTATGTAGAAATGAATGATTGGTGTAAACGGTTCGCTACTGGGCGCTGGTCACTGAATCCTTATTATGAAACGGTTTGGTTTGAATCAGAAGCCGACGCTACCATGTTCCGATTGAGGTGGCTCTAGTGCCTTCAGAGCAAGTTCTAAAAACTTATCCATATCTGGCTGTTAGCAAGCGATATAAATCTAGCTGGGAAACGCAGGTTGCAATGTTTTCCTGGTGCGATGAGCAGTTTGGTGTTCACAATTGGTACTGGGATCCCGAAGGCGTTCGTTTCAAACTAGCCGAACACGTTACATTTTTTGTTTTGTTCTGGGAAGAGTATGGTACTTGAGGCATCAAATCCTGATTTTCATCCTGAATATCCCTACTTTGTCAAGTTGGACTACCAATCTATGTTTGATGAAGACTTGGCTATGTCCATGGCAAATTGGTGCGATCATCAATATGCCCAGAACACTTGGTGTTTTGTTCTCAGAGGATTTCTGTTCAAGCATTCTAAAGATGCTGTGTTTTTTGTGTTGAGGTGGCAGTGATATGATAGAACAATATTACATTTCTGTTCACTCTGGCTATAAAATGGATGATTTTGTTGAAATGGTTGACTGGTGCAGAGAGCATTTTGGTTCTGAAAAAGTGGGCCGCCGCTGGGGCTGGGATTATCCATTGTTGGTGTTCGTACATGAACAAGATCTGTTGTGGTTTCAATTGAAGTGGATTGACTATGGAAATTCCTAATGGTTATATGCGGTATCGGTACAAAGCCGTTTGCAACACCTTGGAGTTTGATCAGTGGTTTGAAATGATCCACTGGTGTAAAGCCAATTTTGATGACACTGACCGAGAACGCTGGAATTGGGGATGGCCCGACGTGTTCTTCAGAGACGAACAAGACCTGATATTTTTCAAGTTGAGATGGGGCGACCGTACAGCAGAAGAGGCTATGGATGTTTATTGAAAAATACCATGATCAATTTGAGGTGTGCTCGAATCCTCCCGGAACGCCTGCTAGTAGAATCGACCAGCAGTTGATATTGGATCAATATAAATGGTGTCTTAAGAACCTAAAAACCACAGATTGGGCAGAAATCACGTGGGAAGGCGACAACACCCGATTCAGATTTCGTTACGAAAAAGACGCCGTGATGTTTATATTGAGGTGGCGATGAAGTTGATTATTGATGAGAATCCTGATAGCCCCCAGTACGGCATTATGTTTGATCGTATGCTTCGTATGTCTGAAGTTGACAATTATATTGACTGGTGTGTGGAAATTATGGATACTGAACCTTTTGCATTTCCAGTGATTGACGGCTGTGACGTATTCTTGTTCGAGACTCCAGAATATGCTACAATGTTTTTTATGAGGTGGAGATAACACCGTGCAAGTGGATTATTACAGCATTTTGGTTCGGCCAACTCGGCAGGGATCAAAAGAAAAACTGCTGTTTTGGGCTCAAGCCAACATTTTTGAGAAAGATGTAATCTTCGGAAGCATGTCTAACACAGGTTCTATAATCCTGTGGGGCACTGTGGGCGGATCAATTCAGCATCAAATTCGAGGATGGATGAGTCCGTACCGTTTTCGGGCAGAAAGAAGCAAAAAATTCAATCAAGCCTACTTCGTTCCTGACAACCCAACCATGGATCAAGTGGTTGCTCAGCTGGAAAAACACATGGTTTGGCTCACGTTGAAGACTTGACAACGCTCAATTCAGAGTGCCATAATAACACATATGGACCCTTATCCATTCAAAGTTTCTGTCCGACACAACAGACTTGGTGTTGACGCCACTGGCCGCGAAGTCAGAGTTCCTATTGATCAAAATGCACTGTTTTGGTGTAATGAGCAGTTTGGTTACGATTCGTGGGCACTTGACAATCAATGCAATCTATGCTTCCAACGTGAGCAGGATCTGACCATGTTCATGTTGAGATGGTGTTGAAAGTTTTCATCAGAGGTTGACATCCCATCAGCACACTGCTATACTAAGAATATGAACACACCGTGGAGCGTGATACAGAAGCTGGAAAGCAACAATAGCCGCTTGTTCAAAGAAGGCGTGATTGCTGCTGAATCCCGTGCTGGCAATGGTGAACTGTTTGCTGGGTTGCGCATGGCGCTGGACAATTTTGAAACTTTTGGCATCAAGCAGGTGCCGGAGCATGCTGGTCCTGATGGTGTTGGGCTGAGCTGGACTGCTTTCAGCAATGTGGTTCAGCAGCTGACTAATCGCAAGCTCACGGGCAATGCTGCTCGCGATGCTGTGAATCAGCTGATGATGCAGGCCACCCAGGAACAATGGAACTGCTGGTATCGGCGTATCCTGATCCGTGACCTGCGTTGCGGCGTCACCGAAAAGACAGTGAACACGGTGGTCAAGAAGACCAATCGCCCCTTGTATGCCATTCCGGTGTTTGAATGCCAGCTGGCCCACGACAGCCTGAATCACGAGGGCAAGGTGCGTGGCCGCAAGCAACTGGAAGTCAAGCTGGATGGTGTCCGGGTGATTACCATTGTGTATCCGGACGGCAGAGTGAACATGTTTACTCGCAATGGTAAAGAGCTTCAGAACTTCCCCCACATTGTGACGCAGATGCAGCAAATGGCCCAGAGCATGGAACATGCTTGGGTATTTGATGGTGAAGTGATGAGCGCCAGCTTCCAGGATCTGATGCGGCAGGTGCATCGCAAGAGCAATGTGCAGAGCCAGGATGCAGTGCTGTACCTGTTCGACAACCTGAGCTTGGAGGAGTTTCGTGCAGGTCGTTCAGACACTCCACAGCAGGTCAGAAGCCAGGTATTGAAGGCTTGGTATGCAGAGTTTGAATCTGTGCTGCCCAACGTCAAGATCCTGGATGGGTGTACTGTGGACCTGGACACTGAAGTGGGTCGTCAGCAATTCAATTCAATCAATCGTCAAGCCATTGCGGGCGGGTACGAAGGAATCATGTTGAAGGACGTGGACGCTGGCTATGAGTGCAAGCGTAGCACCCATTGGCTCAAGCTCAAACCGTTTATCACTGTGGACCTCACTGTGGTGGCTGTGGAAGAGGGTACCGGCAAGAACGCAGGACGGTTGGGTGCATTGGTTTGTGAAGGAGAGCATGACGGAAAGACAATTTGTGTTAACACTGGCTCTGGTTTTACTGACGCTGATCGCGATCAAATTTGGGCGGCCCGAAGCCAGGTGATTGGACAGGTTGTGGAAGTCAAAGCTGACGCTGTCACGCAGAATCAGGACGGAAGCTATAGCATGCGGTTTCCGCGGTTTGAACGGTGGCGTGGTTTTGGGGTTGGAGAGAAAATTTAACTAGAAGCCAAAATTGGAAACTAAGATAGCCTGATTGAGGGAAAAATGTAATGGACAGGAATTTTAAATATGGCGCAGTTGTTTTGATGATAATTTTTTGTCACTGTGTGGTGTGAACATTACAACTGAGTTGTTCAACCATCCAGATGACCTGACGTTGGTGCGTGGTTTTGTAGTACTCTATCTGACAGCATACCTGTCAGTTAAAACTCTGGTAAAAATCTTTAGGATGTGGAGAAACAAATGAATAAGTTACAGACTCTTTTGATAGTAGTATTGCTGATGTTCGGTTCAGCCTGCACCAGGATAGGTCCTGGTTATGTGGGCATCAAGGTGAATCAGGCTGGCAGTGACCGTGGCGTGGAGGATTACCCCATTCAAATGGGTTGGGTGTGGTATAACCCTCTGACGTCAGACGTATATGAGTACCCCATTTATACTCACACAGTGAGCTGGGACAACGACTCGCAAATTCAGTTCAACGCCAAGGGTGGCACCCGAGTCACTGCACCAGTCAGCATCAGCTTCAATTTCAAAGCTGATCGAGTTCCACATGTGTTTGTGACCTATCGCACCACACCTGAGGTCATAGAGGAGGGATACCTAAAGAATCAGGTGCGGGATGCATTCAATCGAGCAGGTAATACTTTTGAACCTCTGGAACTGCTAACCAACCAGCAAGCTCTGCTGGATCTGGCTAAGAAAAATCTGGAGGAACACATTGGATCAAACTTCTCCATTGAGAGTTTGATACTACCCAGAGGCCTGCATCTGCCAGAAAACATCACCAACAGTATTAACCAAGTGATTGAAGCTCAGCAACGAGCGCAAAAGGTTCAGGCCGAAGTGGCAGCAGTTGAGGCAGAGGGCCGCAAAGTGATCACTGCCGCAGAAGCACAGGCCACAGCCAATCGTAAAATCACTGAAAGTTTGAGTCTTGCTTTGGTGGAGTTGCGAAAGATCGAGAAGTGGGATGGGCGCCTACCACAAGTCAATAGCAATGCCACTCCCATAATCAATATGACCAAATAGAAATAACGACGCAGATCAATCAATAATTATACCCTGTATCTAGGAGACTACTATGAAGAAAATTTGGATGTTGTTGATGATTGCTGTGGGGTTGGGTGCGCAAGTGCCGTCCAACCCTGATGAATTGGTTACGGTACCCAAGAAATACGTGAACGCTGAGCATCTGAATCAGGCTCAGACTCAGACTCAGGTCAGCCATTACATTGGCATCGGCAAGGAGATTGGTGAGGCTGTGAAAAATGGCCTGGAAAGTGTGGTGGACGTCAGCAACAAATTCGCCAACACCCCAGTGGGTCATTTTACCATGGCCATGATTGCCTGGAAAATCCTGGGTCGAGACCTATTGCATGTGGTGATTGGTATTCCCCTGTATCTGATGCTGTTGACCATCTGGTTTTATTTTGTACGCCGGTTGTTTCTGGGGCGTTGGGTCAAACGATGGGTGGATGGCAAACGGCAGCATGTATTTGAAGATCCATATCAGTTTGATAACAAAGCAGAAGGTCGAAAATTCATGGGAGCTGTGCTGATTTTCTTTGGCTTGCTGATCAATGTGGTGTTTATAGAGATTATTTTCTAGCTGTTTTAGCTGCTTCTGGAGGACCACCATAAATAAACACAATATGCCCAAATACGATAAACTACCACACGAAGTACAACAGGCCATAGAATCCCATGGACCCAGTCACAGACTTGATGATTTTTTACATGAATGGCGAGAAGACATTGAGGCTCGCAACTGGCTAAACAACTGGGTTATGAGCGAACAGGATCGGTTGTTTGTGGAATTCCACAACCAGTATCGCCGAGAACGAAATATGATCTAGACGCCCTTGGATAAGGGCATTTCAGATCGCTTCTGCCATAAATAACTAGAAGAGGATTTGAGATGCCCTATACAATTAATAGAACCAATGGCAATGTACTAGCCACAGTGGCTGATGGAACAGTCAACGATTCTGCATGTAGTCTGGTGTTGATTGGCAGAAATGTCAGCACCTATGGTGAAAGACAGAATGAAAATTTTGTCAAATTGCTGGAAAACTTCAGCGGCAACGCTGCTCCTGCCACTGGCAATTTGCTGAGCGGTCAGTTATGGTACAACAGTGCTAACTCTCAGATCAATTTGAGAACTGCCAACACCTGGCAGGGCTTGGCCACGTATAATAAATCTGCCAGCCAGCCCAGTGTGGATGTTGTGAGTGGTGACATGTGGTATGACACCACTACTGGGCAGATCAAAGTCACCGCTGACGGCTCCACTTTTCGTCTGGTGGGTCCCATGGCTCCAGCCAGCATGGGCAACACTCAGATCATTGCAGAAACTTTTATTGATACTGGCAATGCTTCACACTATGTATTGAGTTGCTATATCAGCAACAATCGAGTGGCTGTAATCAGCAATGATGCACAATATAATACCAGTGCATATACCGGGTTTGCTCAGGTAAATCCTGGTATCAACCTCAATACCTCGTTGACTAATGCTGTGTTTGCTGGCACCGCCAGCAATGCTGATCTGCTGGATGGCTTCAACAGCACCTTGTTTATGAGAACCAATGCTGATAATACCATCACCGGCAACATCACCAGCTCAGCTAACATCACAGCCAACGTAATCACAGCCAATCTCAGCGGTAATGGTTCAGCAATCAGCAGCGTAACTGGTGGCAACGTGGTGGGTTCAGTGGCCAGCGCCACAGTGGCCACCACCGCCAACGCATTGACCACGGCCAGAACCATTACGCTGAGTGGTAATTTATCAGGAAACACCAGCTTCAATGGCACCAGCAATGTGACCATCACAGCCGCACTGGACACCGAACGTGTAAAAATTTCAGGCGACACCATGACTGGTCAGTTCAATGCCAGTCGAGGCTTTGTTGCAGAGAGTGCTAGCCAAGCCAATCTGATTTATGCCACCACTACCAAAGTGGGTATCCTGAATGGCAATCCACAGACCGCACTGGATGTCACTGGTGCTGTTCGCAGTTCAGTTCAGGTCAACGGCAGCACAGCTGGCAGCATAACCATAGATGGTACCTATAACAATCATCAGATCAACCTGAGTGGCCCAGCTACGGTTTCGGTCAGCAATTTCAGTCAGACTGGGCAGATTATTCGTTTGGTGCTGGTGGGCACAGAACATGCAGTTTCATGGGCGTCTGATATATACTGGCCCAATGGAGCCACCCCTAACTTGGACAATGGACCCAAGAGTATTGCAGTGGTATCCATGATGAGACCCAGCACTATTACCCCCAACGTGGGCAACGGCAGACCCGACAGCAATTTTATCGTTGCAACTTATGTGAGTTACTAATATGGAAGAAAGAGATCAATACGGCGCTCAGAACCAGATTTATGATGGCCAAGGCAGTCTGCCTGATCAGGACACGGGCCAATCTCCGCTAGCTGATGAGGTCAGTATATATCAAGCACCTGAACAATCATTGGATACGGGCCTGAATTCCACTGTGATTGATGAGCCAATAGTGATAGAAAATAATTCTCCTGAGCTAATTGAGCCCCCTGCATCGTCAGGTACAATTGCAATTGAATTTGCACCTGTTCTGGCACCTGATCCTGGTTTATTCAATCAAATTATAGATTCTGGGGGGTCAGCATTGCCGTTGGATCCATCGATCAATGAGATAGACCCCAGCACCTTTCAACCTCTGCTGCCAGAACCAGAATTATTGATAACAAATCCGATAATTATAGAAAATAATTCACCTGAGCTAATTGAGCCCCCTGCATCGTCAGGTACAATTGCAATTGAATTTGCACGTGATCCTGGTTTATTCAATCAAATTATAGAGTCTTGGTCAACATTGCCGTTGGCTCCATCGACCACTGAGATAGACCCCAGCACCTTTCAACCTCTGCTGCCAGAACCAGAATTATTGATAACAAATCCGATAATTATAGAAAATAATTCACCTGAACCCATTGATACACTGGTGGCAGAAGAAGAGGCTGCACGTCTGGCAGCAGAGGTTGAAGCCGCACGTCTGGCAGCAGAAGCTGAAGCACGAGCTCAAGCAGAAGAGGCGGCTCGGGAACGAGCCGAAGCTGAAGCGCGGGCACAAGCTGAAGCTGAAGCACGAGCTCAAGCAGAAGAGGCTGCACGGCTAGCCGCTGAAGAGGCTGCACAGGCAGCAGCAGAGGCTGAAGCGGCACGCCTAGCGGCAATAGAGGCGGCAATAGAGGCGGCAGATGCAACAGCGCGAGCAGCGGCATTGGAACAGCTAAAAGCAGCAGCAGTAGCTTTACAGGCAGCAGAAGCACGCCTAGCGGCAGAGGAGGCTGCAGCCGCTGAGTTAGCACGTAGAACAAGCATATCCGTTCCATCAATCAACACATACAACACCTACGCCGACAACCCCACCAGAGCACAATATGTTTTGCTCAAAGATCAGTATGGTGTCGAACGGTGGTATAAAGATCTGGGAGTATTTGGGCTGGTAGAACAGCCTGGTATGCCCCCGCCCGGAACCACCACGTCTCTGCCAGTCACCTATCAGAGTGGAGTCGTCACTCCTGGCACGGTTGTGATTGACCCCAACGCCATGGGCCCACTGCAAACTCCCCTGGTCACGCAACTAAAGAATCCTGATGCCAGCAATTATGGCCAGAGAGTATTGGCCTATGACGTCAATGGCATTCCACATTGGTATTTGTCCACTCCGGGTCTTTT